TCGGATACGATCCCAAGGGCAAGGAACGGCTTCCTCTCTGGGACGAATATCCGCTGATCGTCTTCCTCAAACGAAAGGGGAACTCGATCCTTGGGCTGAACCTTCACTACCTAAGCCCACCAGAACGAGCGACCTTCCTGAATATGCTGATTCAGACGGTGGACAATCCGGACTACCACCGCAATCCACCGTCATACATCAATGCGACCTACAACCAGTTGAAGGGCAACAAGTACCTGAGGCATTGCATCAAACGGTATGTCATGTCGAACATCAAGACGAAAGTCAACGTCATTCCGTCAGATGAGTGGAAGATCGTCACCTTTCTTCCCATCGATCGATTCGTCGGGGGCTCCAGAGCCCAAGCATGGGCACGGGCTGCTAAATAATCATAAGGTAATATATGCCAACACTCATAGATTCGTTTCTTGCAACGGTCAAACAGAACGGATTCGTCAAATCGAACCGATTTGTCGCTTTCATACGTCCCAACAAGTACGTTGCCGAGAAACTGGGATACTTCGGCGGGGCAGCCATGGACATCACAAGTCGTCTCGCCCTGACGTGCTTCTCGGCGTCGATTCAGGCCCCGACTCTGATGACCAATGAGTTCAACATCACAAGTCCGCAGAGACTCATCCCTTACGCATCGAACTCGAACAACGCCTCGGGAATGTCCATGGAGTTCTATTGCCTTGGAGACTTCTTCGAGAAGGAAGTGTTCCATCTATGGCAGCGAAACATCGTAGATCCCACCACCAGAAGCGTGGCGTACTACGACGACTACGCCAAGGGCACGGAGATCGACATCGTGATCCTTCCCAACTTCGTGAGGGACCTTGAGGAGTTAGTGAACTATATGGGCGGCGGGGCTGACGACCTTCCTCCCTTGCCGGGGTATACCTTCACCGAGGTTTACCCTCTCACGTACACGTACAACGGAGGAAGCGTGAACTATTCCGCTTCCACGGCTCCCGCCACGGTCAAGGTGGACTTCATGTTCCGAGAGATGCACCCGTTCAACTGGACGTTCCCGCCACTCGTGGAGATGCCCAGCGTCGATTCGTTCACGCCGTTCACCGACAAGGATACGCTCTCCAAGGTCTATACCCCGCCCGGAGCATGGCAGACTCTGTACAACGCAGAGGCGGCGAAGGCCGAGTACGAGAACGCACAGAGAGAGTTCACTCAATACCAGAAGAGTCTCACCAAGATAGAGTACGAGAAGCAGAAGATTGCTCAACAATACAATCAATCGAGCAACATTCCCCGTGGCGTGGATGGAAACCTTCTCAACCCGAAGGTGGATGGACTCCCGGCAGAGAACCCGAACGATCGTATTCGCCAGTCGTTGTTCGGTGTATTGTCGTTTGTCCAGCAAGCACAAGGGTTTGGAATCATCTAAATATCCTAATATCCCATAAAGGAGATCGTAATGTCTTCGTTGATTTCGTCACTGGCCGTTCAGAAATATGAGTTGATCCTTCCCACCACCAAGAAGCGAATCGAGTATCGTCCATTTATCGTCAAGGAGGAGAAGTCGCTCCTCTTGGCTTCCGAGAGCAAGGACGAGGGCGACATGTATCGTGCGATGAAGGAAGTCGTTTCCGCCTGCACTTTCCGCACGGTGGACATCGAAAACCTTCCCATGGTTGACATGGAATACCTCTTCCTCAAGATCCGAAGTCGATCGGTGGGCGAGACGGCATCTCCCGGAATCAAGTGCCCAAAGTGCAACAAGCACACCGAGATCAAGGTGGACATCAGCAAGATAGAGCCCGTCTTCAGCGAAAAGCACAAGACCAAGTTCAACATCACCGACGACGTGATCGTTGAGATGAGATACCCTCGATTCATGGACTTCCAGAAACTGAACAAGAGCGACAGCGATCTTGATCGAGCGATCAACCTCATCGTGATGTGTCTCAGCAAGGTTCACACCAAGGAAGAGACCTTCATCGCCAGCGAGTTGGAGCATAGCGACATCGAGGATTTCGTGAGCAACTTCAATCAGGAGCAGTTCTCCAAGTTGATCGAGTTCATGGACACCATGCCCAAACTCAGCACGAAGATCGACTTCAACTGCTCGCATTGTTCGCACAAGCAAGAGTATACCATTCAGGGAATGCAAGATTTTTTCTGATTTCGACCTCCCATGATTCGTTGATGAACCAGTTCGAGACGAATTTTGCGATGATGCAGTACCATAAGTATTCGCTGACCGAGATTGAAAATATGGTGCCATGGGAGCGTCAAGTGTACATCTCTCTCTTGATTCAGCACTTGAGAGAGGAAAAGGAAAGAATGAGTGCGAGTGATGGGGGAATCAATTTCAATGACCTATAACGGAATCTGAGGAAGATAGATGGACAACGCACAAAATCCAGCCGAAAGCACACCACCCGTAGCACCCAGTGCCGATTCTCAGGCACCTACGTCGAATGCTCGCCCTGCGCCTTCGTCCGATCCGAAGCCGATGAGCGAATCTAAGAGGCAGGAGAAAATTGCCGCCGAAAACCAAAAAATCGCTGCGGCAATGCAAAATAACCTAGTGGCGTTGGAAGCGCAAGCGGCAGTCCAAGGAAAACTGAACGAGGCGGCGAAATCCGTTGCCGATAAATTTGCAACACTCACGGCAAGCCAAAATACGATCACAGGGGAAATTAAAAAGCAATATGATAGTATAACCCAGAATATACAAAGCGATACGTTCAAGAAAATTGACAAGTTTGCATTGGATAGTGCTGCTTCGGCTCTAAAAATCAAAGACTCGATTGAATCCGAAGAAAAAAACCGAGGAATAATCGAAACAGCCCAAGGGTTGATTGTCAATTCGTTGGTGGAATCTTCTAAGCATATCGCTACAATAACAGAGCAGATCAAACAACAAGCCGCATCTGCGAGTTCGATGTACACGACGGGTCCGGACGGAAAAAGCGTCCACATCGAATCCACCTCCGTCAAAGCGGCGAAAGATTCCGAATCTGCTGCCAAAAAGATTTCCGAGTCTTTGGCAAAAGAAGTCGCATATCGAATCAGCCAAGGAAATTCCGTTGCTTCGCTTGTGGAAACTCTCAAGGCGAATGCGGAATACAACAGAGAACAAACCGATCTGTTGAAGGCTCAGGCCGATCAAATTGCAGCACGAACCGAAGCCATACAGAAACAATCAGAAGAAGAGTCGAAGCAGGCGGCTGCGATGACGACTTCTCTCACAGAAAAAATCAAAGTCCAAAAAGAACAGGCCAAGTTGAACAGTGCCGTGAAGGCCGCTCTGGAAAAAGAGGCGGAATCGGCAACCGCTAGAAAAAAACTTGCAGACGAACTCGCCAATATCGACTTCATAGAACTTCAAGACAGACTGGTGCAGCAGCAAGTCACTGACGACTTGAGAAGGGAAAATACAAAGAGAGAACAAGAGGGCCAACTTCAAGCAAAGAAGACACAGCAAGAGGCTCTCAATGATCTGAAAGTCAAAGCCGCTGCGGAAAAAAGGCAATCGGATGCCCAGAAGTTGAATCATGAAAAGCAGATGATGCTCCAAAAGGAGGAACTTGACAGAATAAGAATCAGAAGTCAAGAGAATGAAAACCTCATTCGTCAGGAAGAACAGAGAAGAAGAGACGAAGACAATGCGAAAAAGAAGGCGGAAAAAGAAGATGCCGTGAGATTCTCAGATCAACTCGCCACAAAGAAGAATCAGGCCCGTGTTCTCCAAGAAATGGAGAAAATAGAGACAGATAAAAAAATCAAAGCGTTGCGGGACAGATATCAAGCAGAACTGAAGGCGAGAAGAGATGCCGAGGAACTGGAGAAGAAGAAGAAGCAGGCTCAAGAAGAAGAGTTGACGGCATTCAAGAAGCAGGAAGAGACGAACAAGGCGTATCGTGAGGCGAAGGAAGTCGAGGAGGGGAAGAAGCGGGCTGAAGAAACCCGCATTCGTCTCCGTGCTTTGCGATTGCAGAAAACCCAACAGGAACTCAGTCAACAGGGCATCGGTGGCGTTTCGGGGGGAATCGAAAGCATCAGCGTGTTGAAGGCCCTCAACGCCGGAATCGAGAAGGTTGTTGACGTTTCGGGAAAGAGTCTGGAGCAGCAAAAAGCACAGGTCGATGCAATCTTCTCCTCGAAGGAAGAGTCCGAGAAGATTGCCGTCGCCATTTCCGAGTCGATCGGCAGCGAAAACGAAAAACTCAGAGATGAACTCGAAAAACTCAATGAGACGACCGAGTTCAAGTCCGCTCTGGAGGCCATTCAGCACAAAGAGAAGATCAAACAGACGGAAGCCCAGTTGGGCGAAAACAAAAGAGTTCTTTCCATCATAGAGAAGGGTGGATTCGAACGAGATGCCTATCTCAAGCAGATGGTTGACAATCAGGTCGCCCAGACGGAAGAGCAGAGAAAGGCATCGATTCGCAATCTGGAGAAGGAGTCGGAAGCCAAGCAGATGGGCATTTCTCCGGAGATGCTCAAGAAACTCGAAGGATTCCAGAGAAACCTCTCGCTCATCAAGAATGCAACGCAGAGTACCAGCGGAGGAACCAGTTGGATCAAGGTTGCCCTGATGGGCATGGCATTCACGATCGGAGCGTGGTTGGGAACTCTCTATGCACGACTCAAGATGTTCGTGTCGATGTTCAAGGCCATTCCAGTGATCGGTGCGTACGTATCGAAGTTCATAAATTTCGTGACTCCTTGGCTCGCAAAGACGGGATCGGGTCTGTCCAAATTCATGGGATACGCCGGTAAGGTGTTCAACATATTGGAGCATTTCATGGGAGGTGGTGGATTCCTTCGCTACCTTCTCAAGGCGTTCAAGTTCGGCTTCAAATTGATCGACAAGATCCCAGTGATCGGATGGATCATCACCGCAATCATGGCGATCATCGACATCGTTCGAGTGTTCCGGGAACTCAAGGGCGGAACCGATGGATTCTTCAAGAAGTTGATGAAAGGCATCGTTGTGGCACTCATCAACTTCCTGACGTTTGGACTTTTCGACTTCAAGAAAGTCTTGGGGTTTGTGAATAAGTTGTTCGAGTTCATACAAAAAGTCATCGATGCAAATATCAAACCTTGGATGGATATGTTCAAGGCTTTCTCCGAGAGTTCCGTTGGAAAATGGCTTGGCTTGGGTTCCAGCGATTCTTCGGTCGGAAACGCATCAAAGGACTTGGAGGCGGCAAAGGACAAGAGGGGCATGAACTCACAGCAGCCCGTGGTCGCCAACAATACGACAGTCATGACGAAGTCCAGCAATACGACATCGGTCACCCCGGCACCGTCCAGATACAATGCGGAGCCGACGCTCCGAGGGACGCAGATGGCCGCTCTTCCGGGAGTGGTGTAAACGAAAAGGGGAGGCTTCGGCCTCCCCTTCTCTTTCTGGTATTCAGATGTCGATCAATCAATCCTCTTCGGCGAGTTTGCGGAAGTAGGACATGGCATCCTCCTCATCCTCGTCTTGAGCCGACTCCGCTTTAGCGGAAGTCTTGGTCGGCGTGAACGGAGGCTGGTCATCCTTCTTGGTCGGTGCCTTGCCAAAACGCTTCTCAACATCCTCGTCAATCTCCTGACTGGTCATCTTCGAACGGAACTCGGTGGGCTGGGTCACCTCGGCCTTCGGAGCCGCACCATTGTTCTTCAGAACACGATTCAGACGACTCTGGAGTTCCTCGTACGACTTGAAGTTCTTGGGATCAACGAACTCTTCGAGGGAGTGACGAGTCTCCCACAACTTCTTCGCCTTGGCATCATCGCCGTCGCACATCGCCGACTTGGGAGAGAAGCGACTCTCCTTGTAGGTGACGTAGCCCTTGTCAACCATTGCCTTCAACTTGAAGTTGGCACCGTTGACGGGATCGAAGGGATTGAAGGCCGGTTCATCGGGGTCCTTCGAGGTCATCACCTCCACGATCTTGTCATAGATCATCTTGCCGTACTTGAACAGGAACACCTTCCCGTTGTTGTCGGGATTTGCGGGGTCGCTGACCACCAGAATGTTGCTCACGTAGTTCAACTTACGCTTGCGATCACGAGCGATCTTGCGGCTCGGGTGAGCATCGTCGCCGTTGCTTTCCTCCCACAACTCATTGTTCGCTTCACAGACCGGACACTTCTGTCCAGTGATCGTGGTGGGACAGTTCTCGATCAGCCAACCACCCTTGGCCTGAAAGTGATGGTTCCAGTACTTCACGGCGGGCTGTTCGCCCTTGCCAGCGGGGAGGAGGCGAATCACTGCGGAACCGTTGCCCGCCTTGTCTCGCTCCAGAGACCAGAACCGAGGGTCGTCATACGACTCCTTCTTTCCGCTCTGCTGCTTCTCCATCTCCTGCTGAAGACGCTTGAAATCCGACGACATACTCTTTTTCAGATCATCCCATGACATTCTTTGGATCTCCTTTTGTTGAGGCTATTATAACCGCTTTCGCACGTTAGTCAATAGGCAACTTTGACTTTTTTCTTCTTCCTCGAATCATGTTGAGCGATTCGAATTCTGCCTTTAGTTTTTCCCGCAATGGTTTCGACAGCAGTTTCGCCGCCGATTCTGGCTCGATGCCGTACTGCTCACACAGTTCTAGAATGGTTTCGACGTACTTTCCATCCTTCTTGTTCTGCGTGATTTCCTCCACCTCCTTCGAAAAGTCGTGTTGGATGTTGATGATGGAGCCCATTACAGAACACCCTCCTCGTTGCTGTCAGTCTCTTGAATGGGCATCGTCTTGATCTGTTCGACCCATCTCGATACGCCACGCTCAAGTTCTTCTTGCGTGAGGAACATGCCGATCTGTTCTCCTCTTTCGGTCATGAACCGAATGCAATGATATTGCTCTTCCTTTTGTTCCGTTTGCTTCTCTTCTCGGTCAAGACCGAAGAGTGTCTTCAAAAATCCCATTCGCAATCTCCTGTACTTCCTTGAAAGAGTTCTTGTCCCAGTATGATCGGACGACCCGAATCAGGGACTTTCGGTAATCTTTTGGTTTTCTGACGAACTCAAGCAGTTCGCCCTCTCCGGTCACCATGAGAATCACGATCTGATTGACCGGCTGACCATAAAACTCCTCCCACATCATGGAGTAGGCTGTTGTCTGGTGCATGTAGTTCTTGATCTGAGACTCGGTCTTCGCCTTCGATGAGGTCTTGAAGTCGATGATCGAGATCTCACCATCGTAGTCTCCGATGCAGTCCACTCGACCGGCCATGAGAATCCTGTCCGAGAACAGGGGGGTCTCGATGGCATGGATCTTGCTGATGCGGTCGAGATACGGTTTGATGAGGTTGAAGTTTTCGATGTCGGGAAGCATGGTCGGAACCTTCTGTTCCTGAAGATACTCCTCGATCATCGAGTGAAGCCGGTTCCCTCGATCACATGCCTTTCTCGAAATCTCTGCGTTCTTGGGGTCCTTTCGCCATTCGGCCCAGAAGGCATCCGATTCGTGATTGACGACGGTCGTCACGGATGGATACCACTTTCCGGTGTTTGGCGACTGATAGTACCTTCCCTTTGAGGACTGTACGCAGTTGAGTTTGTGCTGCTTCATAATCAATAATCGGGCATGGTGTTTCGAGGATGAGCCTTCTTGATCTTCGAGATGACTTCCTTGAACCCCTTGTCAACCTTCATCCCACGCCCGCCTGCCGTACCCATGCGAATAGGGTCGCAAGCCGCAGGAGCCGAACCAAAGTGCTGTTCAACCCTCTTCTTACCGCACGACGGACACGGTTTCTTGGTCGGTTTGTTTCGGTCGGCAATGCGTTGAAACTCCTCGAACTGATGTTCGCACGCATGACAAAGATATTCATAGTTCGGCATGAGACTATTTAGGTGGTCACAGACGAGCCATGAACTCCACGTCGCTCTCCTTCACCCAGTGATAGTCGGGTCCCCAGAGAGGACCCCACTCTGGCGAATAGGTGCTTACGAGGTATTGCTTGCCCCACACCGAGTCTTCCTCGACTCGCCGAACACTGGCGACCGTGTCGAGAGACTTGACGTAGACCTTCACACGTTCCGGCTTTGAGTTGCTGTTATTCTTCATAAATGATCTTCCTCGATTTGAGATATTGTACACTCGACATGACGAATGTCAAGTTTCCTCGCCTAAATACTTTCATCTATAACAAGGAGTTTGATGATGCCTGCGAATTTCACTATCCCCGAAATCCTGCTTCAGATCAAGGCCAGTGCCACCAAGCCGTCCGACTTCGCTCGTGGCCTTCAAATGAACAATACGGTGGCGATGCGTGAAATCATTCGCTTCGCCTTCGATGAAATCCCTTGGTATCGCAATGACCTCCCGCCGTTCACATCGGACGGCAGTCCCGAAGGTCTTGCTCCTACCACTATTTATTCCGAGGCGAAGAGGTTCTACATCTTCAAGCGAGACTACAACCTCCCCGTACGCCGCAAGGACGAGATTCTAACCCAGATTCTGGAGTCGGTCAACTCCAAGGAGATCGAACTTGTGAAATCTTTGCTGAATGGCACCTTTTCCGAGACGTATGGGGTCACTCGTGACATCGCCGTACAGGCTTTCCCCAATCTGTTTCAGAAGGTAGTCAGCCGCTAAGGCCGAACCGGGCAAGGAAGAAGGCATCGACCACGTCCGAGACGGGACTCGAACACTCCTTGGCGTTGGGAGTCATCTCTTTCATCAGATCGATTCCCGTCAGTTCGGTAAATGCTAGGTGCATGGCCGTCTTGTCTGAGTTTCCCTTACCGGAGGCGAACTTCTTCAGGGAGGTGGGAGGAATCGTTTCGAACGACAATCCAGCCGACCAAATCTTGTGTTTCAGCAGGCCGCAGTTCTCGGCGATGTGAAAGACCTTCCCCTTGGACCCCATGGAGTAGTCCTCGATGATGATACGACCCTTCCCAAGGCTCCTCAAAGCCCACTGGGCGATTCCATCGAACCGCTCCTCCTGAGACTGGTACTCGGGCTGAGGATCGCCTATAACGGTTATAGGGCCGACCTTGGAGGAAAACTCGTATGTCTGGAGATGGCGTTGGGTGTTGGTCAGAAATCGGATCGTATATGATCCGTTCAGAATCGAACACACGGCGGGAGAAGTCATCGAATAATCGATTCCGTACACCATTGTCGCATCTGTATCTATTGACTGGCAACTTTCTGCGGGTATACTTGACACAATGAACATCCAGCAAATCAGGGAAATGGCGGAAACGGACCTCAAGATCGACGGAACCGAACTGGCCGACGAATCCATCCGTATTCCCCAACTTCACGGCAAATATCTCAATATGTATCACGACGAAACCCTTGTACTCCGAAAGTATGAGATGGAGTTTCAGTCCCTCCGAAAACTGAAGTGGGAATACTACTCGGGCAAGATGGACCAATCGACCCTGAAGCAGTTGGGGTGGGAGCCCTTCGACCATCGAATCCTCCGAA